CCTCGAAATTCCTCTCTCAGGCGCATATGACCCCTCCCCAAATTAGCAAGAATGGAGGCAAGCTGATGGGAAAGAGCAGAGAACAGAAAGAAATCGACAGACTGACGGCGATTTACAAAAACCTGCCGCCGAATCAGTTTGCTGTGGCGCAGGGGCTGATCGTGCAGGCGGCGAGGCTGCGCGTATCGCTGGATGACCTGTGGAAGGACATCAAGAAAAACGGACGGACGGAGATGTTCAGCCAGAGCGAGAACGCGCAGCCGTACCAGAGGGAGCGGCCGGCGGCGAAGCTCTTCACGGCGACGGACAAAAACTACCAGGCGATCATGAAGCAGCTCAATGACATCTGCCCGCCGAGTGCAAAGGAATCGAAACTGAAATCGATGATGGATGATGAATAACGCCATCCTCGAATATTACCAGCAGATCAAAAACGGCGACGTGATCGTCGGCATGTGGATACGGCTGATCTACGCTTATATCGTCAAAGGGCTTGAAGACAAGCTCTTTTTCTTTTCCCAGAAAAAGGCAAACCGCGCGATCCGGTTCATCGAGAATTTCTGCCACCACAGCAAGGGACGAAACGACCTGCTCAAGCTGGAACTTTGGCAGCGGGCGATCGTGTCGTGCATCTTCGGAATCGTGGATGAAAACGGCGTGCGGATCTTCCGCGAGGTCGTGATCATCATCGGACGCAAGAACGGCAAGAGCCTGTTTGCCTCCGCGATCATCGCGTACTGCCTGTACATGGACGGGGAATATGGCGCGGAGATCTACTGCGTGGCGCCGAAGCTGGACCAGGCAGAAATCGTATACAGCTGCTTCTGGCAGATGGTGATCGCGGAAGAGGAGCTGCAAGAGATCACGCGCCGGCGAAAAAGCGATTACTACGTGGAAGAAACGAACAGCTTCGTCAAGAAGATGCCGTTCAACCACAAGAAGAGCGACGGCCTGAACCCACATGTGACGGTGTGCGACGAGATCGCAAGCTGGCAGGGCGATCAGGGCCTGAAGCAGTACGAGGTTTTCAAATCCGCGCTGGGCGCCAGAAAGCAGCCGCTGCTGCTGTCCATCAGCACGGCGGGCTATGTGAACGAGGGAATCTATGACGAGCTGATCAGGCGATGCACGCGCTTTCTGCTGGGGGACAGCAAGGAGCGCAGGCTGCTGCCGCTGCTGTACATGATTGATGATATTGACAAATGGAACGATATCAACGAGCTGCGAAAGAGCAATCCGAATCTGGGCGTGAGCGTATCGGTGGATTATCTGCTGGAGGAGATCGCCATCGCCGAGGGCAGCCTGTCCAAGAAGGCGGAATTCATCACAAAGTATTGCAACCTGAAACAGAATTCCTCGCAGGCCTGGCTGTCCAGCCAGACGGTGCAGAAGTCGCGCGGCAAGATGCTGCAGCTGGAGGACTTCCGCGGGACGTACTGTGTGGGCGGCATCGACCTTTCTGAGACGACGGACCTGACGGCGTGCTGCGCGGTGATCGAAAAGGACGGGCGGCTCAATGTGTTCACGCAGTTCTTCCTGCCGGCCAGCAAGATCGAAGAGGCAACAGCGCGCGACGGACTGCCCTATCAGCAATACGTGACGCGCGGACTGCTCAGAGAATCGGGCGAGAACCGCGTGGATTACGAGGACTGCATCAAGTGGTTCACGGATCTGGTGGAGCAGTACGAGATTTATCCGCTGCACATCGGATACGACCGGCACTGCGCGCTTGAAATGGTCAAGAAGATGGAGCAGTACGGATTCCACATGGAGAGCGTGACGCAGGGCGAAAACCTGACGGGCATCATCAACGAGACCGAGGGCAGGGCGAAGGACGGCGACTACAACGTCGGCGACAACGACCTGATGGCGGTGCACATGCTCAACGCCACAATCAAGATCAATGCGGAGACAAGACGAAAGAAACTGATCAAGCCGAGCGCGACGGAGCGCGTGGACGGCATGGCGGCGCTGCTGGACGCCATGTGTATGCGCCTGGTGCATGGCGCGGAGACGGGCGAGCAGCTGAAAAATGCGGGGTGATGACGATGGGAATGTTTGAAAAGATCTTCGGCAGGATGCGCAAGGGCACACAGAGCGCCGATTATTTCAGGACGCTGACGGCATATCAGCCGGTTTTCAGATCCTGGAACGGGAAGCTGTACGAGAGCGAACTGGTGCGCAGCGCGATCGACGCCAGGAGCAGGCACATCAGCAAGCTGCATGTGCATATCGAGGGCAGCGCCAATGCGAAACTGCAAAGCAGGATGCGGCTTGCGCCCAATGATTTCCAGACGTGGAGTCAGTTCCTGTACAGGACGAACACCATTCTGGATATGCAGAACAGCGTTTTCTTTGTGCCGATGATCGACGAGTACGGCAGGAAGATCGGCGTATATTCGCTGCTGCCGAGCATGTGCGAGGTGGTGCAGGCAGGCGGCGAACCCTGGCTGCGCTACACGTTTTCAAACGGGGAAAAGGCCGCGATTCCGCTCAAGGAAGCGCGGATCATGACCAAATTCCAGTACAAGGATGAATTCTTCGGAGAGCGGAACGACGCGCTGAACACGACGCTGGAACTGATCAACATGCAGAATCAGGGCATCGGCGAGGCGGTGCGAAATTCCAACACGTTCCGCTTCATGGCGAAGGTGAACAACTTCACCAAGCCGGAGGATCTGGCGAAGGAGCGCAAGAGGTTCAACCGCGAAAACCTTCAGGCGGATAGCGCCGGCGGGCTGCTGCTTTTCCCGAACACATACAGCGAGATCAAGCAGATCGAATCTTCGCCGTATGTGGTGGACGCCAAGCAGCAGGAACAGATCAACGTGAACGTGTTCAACTATTACGGAGTGAACACAAAGATCATCCAGAACATCGCAACGGGCGACGAGTGGGCCAGTTTCTACGAGGGCGCGGTCGAGGTCTTCTCGATCCAGTTTTCCGAAGTGATGACGGCGATGTTCTTCACGGAAAACGAGCAGGCGCGCGGGAACAGGATCTACGCGACGGCCAACCGCCTGCAATACATGAGCAACCAGGACAAGCTCAACGTGTCGCGCGACATGGCGGACCGCGGGCTGATGATGATTGACGAGATCCGAGAGATCTGGAATATGCCGCCGCTGCCGAATGGGCTGGGGCGTTTTTTCACGCTTCGCGGCGAGTATTACCTGCTCGGCGAAGACGGCAGCGTGAAGAAAAAGGGAGAGACGACAAAGGAGGGAAGCGGCAATGCCAATGAAGACGGAGCGTGAATACCGCGCGCTGTCAGCCGTGATGGAGGCGCGCGCGAACGCCAAAGAGGAAGAGATGATCGTCGAGGGCTACGCGACGACGTTCAATCAGCCGTACGACCTGTTTACATATCAGGGCGTGCGCTACATGGAGCAGGTGGACCCTTCGTCGTTTGAAGCATGCGACATGGACGACGTGATCATGCAGTATGACCACGCGGGCCGTGTGTTTGCCCGAACGCGAAACGGGACGCTGAAACTTGAGGTTGACGATCGGGGCCTCAAGATCACGGCGGATCTGAGTAGAACCGATACGGCGAGGCAGCTGTATCAGGAGATCCGCGCGGGCATGATCGATCGAATGAGTTTCGGTTTTATCGTCGGAGCGGACGAGAGAACAACGACCAGGGATGAGGACACCGGAAAGAGCACGGTGATGCGCACGATCAAGCACTTCAAGAAGCTCTACGATGTGTCGGCTGTCAGCATCCCGCAGAACGACCAGACGAGCATTTCGGCGCGCATGATCAGCGACGGATGGATCGCTGAGATGGTGGAGGCGGAGAGACTTCGCGCGCAGAGAAAGGCGAGGCTGGCGCTCAAGATCAAGATGATGGAAGGAGAATTCGCATGAATATCGACGAGATCATGAAGCTGGACATCGGCGGCGTGGAGAAGCGCCTGGGCCAGCTGAAGGATGAGATGGACGCGGAGAACGCGGACATCGCTGCGCTGGACAAGGAATACGACCAGCTGGAGGCGCGCCGCAAGGCCATCAAGGCCGAGGCAGAGACCAGAAAGCAGCTGGCGGACAAGATCGCCAAGGGCCAGACCGGCACCGAGGTGAGGAACTTCAAGGAGATGGAGGAGAAGAAAATGGAGAACGAAAAGCGCTATGACCGCACCAGCCCGGAATACCGCACCGCGTGGCTGAAGAACATCGCGGTCCGCAATGACGGCAGCAAGATCTTCGGCGAGTGGAACGAGGAAGAGAAGCGCGCCTTTATGTTCACGACCGAGAACACCGGCGCGGTTGTGCCGACCGACATCCAGAACAAGATCATTGATCTGGTGGACAGCGAGGCCCCGATGCTGGCCGACGCTGAGATGAGCAGCATGACCCGCGGCTTCGGTGTGCCGCGCCTTAAGAGCATTGCCGCCGGCGACGCCAAGGGCGTTGAGGAAGGCACCGCAAACGTGGACGAGGAAGACGTCTTCGATCTGCTGACCCTTGACGGCGTGGAGATCAAGAAGCATGTGGTCATCACCCGCAAGATGCAGTTCCAGAGCATTGACGCCTTTGAGAGCTGGCTGGTCGCGCACCTGGGCAAGCGCATCCGAGTGGCCAAGGAGCGCCTGATCCTCGCCCGCCTGGACGGCACCGCGCCGGAAGGCGGCAGCGCGGAGGCCAGCGCCAAGATCGACGCCGGCAACGTGCTGACCGGCCAGAGCTACACCGACGAGGCGATCCGCGGCATCTTCGCGAAGCTGCATCCGGCCGGTGAGCGCGTGGTTTACGCGAACAACAACACCATCTGGGCACACCTGGTGGGCATCGTGGACGGCGACAACCGCAAGCTGTTTGTGCCGGATTCCATGGGTGACCCGACCGTGCAGGGCCGCATCTACGGCGCGCAGGTCAAGGCCGATCCGAACCTGGCGGACAACGTCGTGTATGTCGGTGTGAAGGGCCAGATCCTCGCCAACAACTTCGACGACCTGTTCGTCTTCAGCACCATCGAGCCGAAGACCGCGAACACCATCACCACGGGCTACAGCCTGTTTGACGCGGGCTTGCAGGATCCGAAGGGCTTCGTGAAGGCGACCTTCACCACCACCTAAGGAGGGAATGAGAGATGCTGGAGGCTGTAAAACTGGCGATCCCTATCTCAACGGATGCATATGATGCGGACATCGAGCAGCTGATCGCCGCAGCCCTGGCAGATCTCGGCATCCCCGGCATCCGGCGGGACATGCTCTACAAGGGCACCAAGGATCCGCTGATCAGGCGCGCCGTGATCACATACTGCAAAGCGCACTTTGGAAGCCCGCCGGACTATGACAAGCTGTGCGCTGCCTATGACGAGCAGAAAGCGCAGCTGAGCATGGCAACCGGGTACACAGATTGGGGGGACGCGGATGCCGATTGCTGACGTGATCCACCTGATTGCGGAAGACCCTGCGGCGCACGGCGTGCACGAAAAAGTGAACGAGACGGAGAGGATGGTGTATGTCACCATCCTCTCTGTTGGTATGACGGAAGCGTACACGGCGATGAGCGTGGGGCTTGCGCCGGATCTGCGATTTGAGATCAGGGACGCGGCGGACTATCAGGGCGAGAAAAAGCTCAGATTCCGCGGCGTGATCTATGACGTGATCCGAACGTATCAGAAAGAGCGAACCATGGAGCTGACGGTGCAAAGGAGCAATGCCGATGTATGACAGATTGATCGAGCATCTGAAAAAGACCGGCATTCCCTTTGCGGAGGCGGCATGGAGCAAGGCGCCAAAGACCGACTACGGCGTTTATGCGCTGGACGGAGCGGCGGACACGGTGTGGGGCGACAACCGGATGATCCTTCAGGCGATGGAAGGGACGGTTGACCTTTTCACACACGGTCCGGGCATGGAACAGGCAAAGCAGATTCAGACGGCGCTGGACGCGGCGGGCGTGAGCTGGCAGCTGAGCAGCACGCAGTTTGAGGAAGACACCCGGCTCACGCATTGGGAATGGATCTTTCAGCTGGAGGTCTGGTGATGGCGAAGGTCAACGTAAAAGGGTCTGAAGATGTGGCCAGCATGCTGGTTGCGCTAGGGGAAGTTGGAGACGCCATCGGCAAGATGGCCGTATACGACGGCGCGGCGATTATAGCCGACGAAATTCGGAAGCAGATCAATGCGCTGCCAGAACAGAACTTCAGACATCTGGGCGAAGGTGAGCAATTTGGCGTAATCACACCGCAGGACAAGGCTGACCTGGCAAATTCGCTGGGCATAGACCAGATTGAAAGAGCGGCAGACGGGATCAAAACCGTGGTCGGCTTTGCGGGGTATGGTTCGCATGCGACAAAAAAATACCCGAAAGGGTTGCCGATGCCGCTTCTTGCAAGAGCAATCGAATCCGGGTCATCTGTTCGCCAAAAAAGGCCATTCGTACGGAAGGCAGTGAACAACAAACGGAAGGCTGCAAAGGACGCCATGATCAAAACCGGGGAGCGGCTGATTAATAAGACACTAAGCGAGTGAAAGGAATGAGGGACACATGGCAAAGACGGGCCTGAGATATATCGTCGTGGCAAAGCTGATCAGCGCCAACGAAGGCCAGACGCCCACCTACGAAAAGGGCATGGTGCTGGGCGCGGGCGTGGCGGCGGACATCACCTATACGATCAACGAGGCGAAGCTGTACGCCAACAACGCGCTCAAGGAGAGCGCGAAGGCAATCACCGGCGGCACGATCAACCTGACGCTGGACGACCTGCTCAACGAGGCGCGCGCATACGCGCTGAACGTGAAGAAGATCGAGGACGGCGAGACGCCGACCTGGCGCACCATCGGAAAGAGCGCGCCGTATGTGGGCATCGGCTTCATCGAGGAACGCATCATTGACGGCGTGACCAAGCACCTGCCGACGTGGGTGTACAAGTGCCAGTTTGCCCCGCAGGGCAAGAGCGCACAGACGCGCGGCGAGAACGTCGAATTCCGCACGACACAGGTCAACGGAGAGATGATGGGCGTATACCCGGACACCAGCGGCGACGTGACGTTCATTGACGAGAAGGAATTCGAAAACGGCGAGGACGCGACCGCGTGGATCAACACCATGGCGGGCATCACGACCTGATCGGAGGGGAACGGATGAAGATTCATCTTGCCAAGAAGGGAGAGGCCGGCAGGGATATCCTGCCGGTTCTCAATACGGCTTCGCTGATTGAACTTGATGACGAATTCGGCGGAATCGATCCGACGATCAAGGCACTGAGTGCAGATAAAGGATGGAGAAAGGCGACGGTCAAGGTGGTGACCATCCTGTGCAACGAGGGACTTGTAGATCTGGGAGAAGAGCCGGTTCTCAAGTACGAGGATGTGCTGCGCATGATCGAACCGACACAGATTGCAAGGGCTGGTCTGGCATGCCTGGAAGCAATTACAAAAGGCATGCACATGGAGCATGTAGTCAAAACCGGCCCGCGCGATCCGGTGCTGGAGGAAATCGAAAAAAAAGAGGAACCCGCAAAAGCGGCGTGCGCAGGCTGATCAGCTGCGGACTGATTGCGGGGATGACGCTGAAAGAAATCATGCGCGCCGCACCGGGATTTGTGATGGACATGTACCTGTACAGACAGGAGTATGACGATGTGATGCACGGCATCAGGCGGGGGGAATGAGGTTATGGCAGCGGACATTTCGGTCGGCATTGGCGTACTGGGTGAAAAGGAATTTAAGCGTGCGCTGGATGAATGCCAGAACAGCCTCAAGCAGCTTGACGCCGGGCTGAAAGCAAACGCGGCCGAATTTGGAAAAAATGAGGACGCGATGCGAAGCAGCTACGAAAGAAACGAGCTGCTGAAAAAAAGCCTTGAAGAAAACGTAAAGATCAATGACGCGCTGGGCGAAGCGATTGACTTCGCAAACAGGCAATACGGCGCTGCATCCAAACAAGCGACACAGTACGCCACTGCGCAGGCAAGGGCGCGAGAGAATATCGCACGGCTGAGCAGAGAGCTTGAGCAGAGCGACCAGAATATGCTGGAGCTTGGACGGGACAGCGGGCGCGTAGGCAGACAGCTGGAACAGGGAATCGGAGAAGCGGCAGACGATGTAAGCCGGAAATTCGATTCCATGGTTAACAAGCTGGATCAGGATCTGGGAGAGATTAAAAAATCGGTTGACATATCCGCATTTGCAGATCTGGGCGGAATGATCGGCGACGCAATCGGCGGCGCATATGATGGGCTGACAGGACTAGTGGACGGCACAATCGATTATAGACGGCGAATGTCTTTTCTTGACGAAAATGCGATGACTGCCGGGCTGGATCCAAACAAGCTGCGAGCCATGGCGGCAGCGGTGAGCATACTCAGCGGGGATATGGATGCAGCCATTGAGGGAATGAGCAACCTGGCGGCGGCAGGCCTTGAACTGGACGAGGTCGAGAAGACGGTGGAGCGTCTGAGCGGCGCGATCATCCGATTCCCGGATACTTACAAATTCGAAACGCTTGCCGAAGATCTGCGCATGTCGATCGGCGAAAGGCAGTTTTCCGGCCAGCTCGCGGAAATGCTGACTACGCTGGGCGTTGATCTTGAAAAAGCAAACAAGGCGCTGGAGGAAGCGGGGAAAAAAGGACAGGAGGCCGTGGAAACGGCAGCCCTATCCATGCTTTCCGAGCACGGGCTGGAAGAGCAATATGAAAGCTGGAGAAAGCGCAATGAGGAACTGGCCAAGTATCTGGAGGCACAGGCGAAGCTGACGGATTCGCAGGCGAAGCTTGCGGAAACCATGACGCCGGCGGCGACGGCGGGCATCGAAATGATGACCGGATTCATTGACAAGCTGGTTGAAGCCATTGAGTTTGCAGAAGCAAAGGTCAAGGAATTTGAAACCAACGATCCAGCAAAAAACTGGCTGAATGAAAAGGCGGAAAAGCTGGCGGGCGTGGATCAGGACGAAGCGCTTGCATTTTACAAGGAGCGCGGTCAGAAGTCTGTTGATGAATGGTTTGAAGGCGCAAACGATTCGCTGGACACCAATTCGCCGATCATGGAGAAAAACATGCTCACTGCTGCGGAAAACGCGGCAAAACAGTATGTGCAGGGCATCAAGAATCAGACGCCGCAGGTTGCATCGGCAGCGGCAGCGATGTATCAGGCGGCTGTGGATGCGGTAAACAAGACGATCCCAGCACCTAAAATCGGAACCGGAGCGACAAACTACGGCGGGCAAAGCTATCCGGGCAACGCCGGAAGCGAATACGGAGCGGCAACCATCAACCTGGACGGCAAGACCGTCGGCGAGGGCATGGTGGAATACAACAGCGACGCGACGGGCAAGAAGATTGACCGGGCGACGACATACCTGTACTGATGGGAGGTGATGACCAATGCGATTCAACGGGATCGACCTGCGAAGCGTGCATGAGGGGCTGAGCATCGAAAGAGAAGTGCCGCCGGGCAGCACGCATGCGCATGAAACCGTGCAGAACATGGGCGGCAATGTCATCACCGACGACAGGCTGGAGGCGGGCGAATACCTGGCGCGGGTGAACATCGCCGGATGGAGCGAAAACGAAGGGCTGGGCATTCGCGAATTGCTGACGGGCTGGGCGTATCTGCCGGGGCTGAAAACCGGAGAGCTGATCCCGACGCACAACACAAAAAGGTGCTATGACGCGCGGCTCAAGAGCATCAGCCCGCCGGAATTCAACATGGGCTTTGCCGTGGTTGAGGTTCGATTTGCTGTGCCGCGGCCTGTGGCGCGGGACGTGACAGAAAGCAGGGCCAGCGGCGCGGGCGGCGTGAGCGTGCGCATCGGCGGCACATACACATGCAGGCCGGTGCTTTCTCAGACGGTAAGCAAGGCGCAGGACGGCCTTGTATGGGTGATGGATGGAATTCCCATCATGACGGTCAAGGGCGCGCTGAGCGCCGGACAGGTGGTCAGAATGGACGTAAAAAACGAAAGCCTGACCATCGACGGCGAGCACGCGGAGGCGCGCATCAATATCGCCGGCACGCGATGGCAGCCGGGATGGCATCCGGGCGAGCACATCGTGTCATCCAGCGATGACGGCGCGTTTGAAATGAGGTGGCACAACGAATGGGCGTAGACGCGGTATATCTGCTTGACGAAAAAAAGCAGATCCGGCGCGTCATCGTCTGGGGCGTCTATGAGCTGATCCACGACGAGGCGACCTATGAGCTGGACGCCGAGATCGCAAGCGAATATGACGCAAGGCCGGGAGAATTCCTGGCCTTTTTTGACGTTGATGCGCACCTGCGGCTGTTTGAAATCGACAGCGCGGAAAAGGACGAGCGCCGCGGCGTGACGGCAGTTGTGGCGACGGACGCAGCTGTGGCCGAGCTGGCGCACCTGATCGTGCCGGAGATCCGCCTGACGGGCGCGACGGCGCAGCAGGCCGGGCAGGAGGCGCTTGCGGGAAGCGAATGGCAGCTGGGCGAAGCAAGCGCAGAGGGAACAAGCAATCTGAACGCATACCGGGACAAGCGCTGGAAGGTGCTGCGCGACATCGCGGTGCAGTATCAGGCGCGCGTGACGCCGTATTTTGTGATCGAGAACGGCGAGATCGTCGGCAAAATCGTGGACGTGACGGCACGCGAAAACGTGTTCCGCGGACGCCTGTTTGAGGGCACGAACGGCAGCGCGCAGATCTACGTGACCAGAAGCGGCGCGCCGGTGACAAAAATGTACGGCATTGGAAAGGCCATCGGCACGGAGGACCCGCCGACGTGCGTGACCTTTGCTGACATTGAAGCGCCGGACAAGCCCAAGGGGCAGACATACATCGAGGACGCGGACGCGATTGCGCTCTATGGAGAGGGGCGCGAGGACGTCTTCTCGGACAAGTACATCGAGGATCCGAATGAGCTGCTGGAAAAGACGCGCGCAGAGCTGAAGAAACGGTCAAGGCCCAAGGTATCCGGCACGGCGACGGCCAGCGACATGGAGCACATCCCCGGATATGAGCACATGATCGTGCGGCTTTACGACCTGGTGTGGGTACGCACGAAGACGGGAGAGGATCTTCAGGCGGTTGTGATCAACATCAAGCGCAACTATCTGCGGCGCGGCCTGACGAAAATCACCATCGGCGAAGAGGCGGACGACAGCGGACTGATTGCCCGGATCGCCAAGTTGAGCAGCACAAGCACAAGCCTTGGAAAATCCTCGGCGGCGCAGAGCAACCGATACATAGAAACCAAACAGCTGATCCAGCTGAACGCGGACACGATCCAGATGAATGCGCGCCTGATCGAGGCGAATGCGGAGGAAATTCGCCTGACGGCCAGCAAAACGGACGAGACAAGCGGTCGGCTGATGGAGGCGGAGCTGGTGCTCTACGGCGACGACACAGGCGCGCATGCGGGACTGATCGCCAGAATGGGCGAGAACGAAGCGAGCATCCTTCTGCATGCGGACGAGCTGGGCACGCTGGCAGAAATCAAGGCCGACAAGGTGGATCTGGGCAAGTATGCGACGGTGAGCAGGCTGGAGGCGGAAATCGCCGACGTCAAGATCACGGAAAGCTCGTATGTGACGACGGCGGGTCTGAACACGCAGTCTCTTGGAGCGAACTATGTGGAAACCAACACGTTCTCCATCGGCGGGACGATGCTGACGCTCAAGAGCACGGACTATGTGAAGAGCGTGGGGCGGACCAAGCGATATGCGCTCAGCCCCAGCAATATTTCGATTGAATTCTGGGAAATCAGCAGTATTTCAAACGGCACACTGTACTATCTGGGCTATGCCGGATAAGGAGAAAACATGAGTAAAGACGAGATGATCCTTGCATTAGGGAATGCGCTCATCATGCTGGATACGGTCAGCGGTCAAGGAGAAAACAACTGGAACGCGCTGCTGGTGACAAAGCAGCAGATCAAGAAGGTTTACAAAGCGATGCAGGAGGAGCAGCATGAAAATCAGAACGAGCAGAGGCAATGAGATCGAGGCGAATTTCGCCTTTGCGCCCACGACCAGCGGAAACATGGTGGTGAAACTGCCGGATGACGGAACTGCGCTCAGCGAGATCTGCGCGGCGTTTGAGAACGTGGAGCGCTTTGAATGCAGGGAAGAAACGGAGGGCGCGCCGGTGACTGTGTATGAAGGATACACAAAGCTGATGCGTGCGAGCCGTGAGGGCGGAGCAGTTATGCTGACGCTTCACAGGGAGGGCTGACGATGGACGAGATCAGACAGCCGATGCTCTTTAAGATCGACGTGAAAAGCGGCCTTGTGGAGATGCCCCAGCGCGCGGTGCTGATGAAGGGCGACAAGAACGCCAACACGGTGACGGCGGAGATCGTGGACGGGGACAAACAGGTGGATATCAGCGGCGCAGGTGTGACTGCGTCGTTTTTGATTGGCGGCGTGAAGATCCCGCTGACGGGCGAGGTGGACGGAAACAGGGCAAGCGTGACGCTGCCGGAGGAATGCTATCGCGAAAGAGGACGATATGAGCTGCGCATGATGCTCAGCGCAAGCGACGTGACGCGCACGATCCTTTATATCAGCGGTCATATGGAAAGCGATGGCGAGGGCGGCATCCTGGACGTGGAGGGCGTGATTCCCAGCGTGCAGGATATCATCGCACAGTATGCGACGATGCAGGCCGTGACGGCGCAGACGCAGGCGGCAGCAGACGCTGCGCTGGAAGCGGCGAAGAGCGCGAACTTCACGGTGCAGGATCGATTTGAGACGTACGATCAGCTGATCGCAGCGCATCCGACGGGCAATGCAGGCGAAGCATTTGCCGTGGGCACGGCGGAAAGCAACGTGGTGTATATCTGGGGCATCGATACGCTTGCCTGGGTGAACATCGGCCCGGTGCAGGGCGCACAGGGGCCGAAGGGCGACAAGCCCATCAAGGGCGTGGACTACTGGACGGCGGCTGACATCGCAGAAATCAAGGGATATGTGGATGACGCCATCCTGAACGGAGAGTGGTGAGCATGAGTGTAAACGAGAAGATGACGGCGATTGCCGACAAGATTCGCGCACTGCTTGGGATCAGCGGTGCGATGGGACTGGATGCGATGGCCAACAATCTGGCCGCAGAACAGACGAATGTCAGTGCAGCGTTCACAGCTATTGGAAATAAAGGCGGTACAGTGCCACCATCCAAGGTCAGCGGAAATCTGGCGTCTGCCATTGTGACTATCCCCACGGGCAGCGGCGGCGTGACGGTGCAGAGAAAAGAAGGAGGAGCTACGACCGATTCGGATGGGTTTGCTTCAGTTAACTGCGGATTTCAACCGGATGTAGTGCTGTTTACTAATATGTATTTGAATAGTAGATATGAATGCCACGCCGCAGTCGTATTCCCGGAACAAAAACAAAGCAGCTATGAGTTGTATGCGATGGCGCAGTCTGACGACATGCCAGACGGAGGATATTTTGATGTCGTAAGAACGCAAACAGGATTTAATGTATTACTCTCTGTGAAAACCGAAGAAGGGGAACAATTTGCAGACAATGTATATTTCACGTTTGTGGCCATCAAATACACGGTATAAAAGGGGGGTGGAGCGTGCATGATGGAAAACACATGCCGAATCGGCGGTACGGTGGTGATCGGCTATACGCCGGAAAACGACGCTAGGCTGTTCCGATTCGACATCGCAAAATGGAAGCAGGCATGGCCGGACGCTGCGCCTGAGATGCTGGTTGTGCGGCCGGGCGAGGATGAAGCCTATCCGGCGAAAACGAGCGTCGAGGGAAATGTGATCATTTGGACGGCGAAGCACTATGACACCGAGATTCCCGGCACGGGAAGAATGTGGGTAGTATTCAGAGGGGCAGACGGCGAGCAGCTGGGCCTGACGCCGATGACGACGACGCGGATTATGCCCGGCCCGCCGAATATCAACGGCGAGGAACCGCCTGCGGGATCGATCCCTTGGGTGGAAGACGTTTTCGATGCGGCGGATCGCGCCGAGGACGCGGCGAAGCGCGCGGAGGAAATCGCCGAGGCGCTTGCAGGCGGCGGAGGCGGAGATCTGGATTCCGGGCTGTTTTTGCCATCGGTCGGCGAGGAAGACAACGGCAAGGTGCTGACAGTTGTCGGCGGGAAATGGGCGGCGGAAATGCCCAAGGAGTCCGGTGTACAGTTTAATACGGACGAAACGCTGACGCTTGAAGACGGCATCCTGTCGGTCAATACGGCGGACAAGGTGGAAGAAGACAACACGCTGCCGGTAACGAGCGCGGCGGTATATACGGAAGTGGGAAATATTAACGCACTACTGGCGACGATCTAAGGAGGATGAGAACTTATGAGCACACAGACTGAGATTACCAGAATTCAGGACGCGCGCAATACGCTGCGCAATAAGGCTGTCGAGCTTGGCATTTCGACCAGCACGGCGAAGATCGACGATCTGGCTACGGCATACGACGCGATCGAGAACAAAGGCGCGGTGAGTGCGAACGTCAAGGAAGGCGAGAGCTTCACCATTCCCAAGGGATACCACAATGGAAGCGGCACGGTCAAGGGTGTTGCCGGCGGCGGCAGCTACGAGCTGCAGGCGAAGACGGTAACCCCGACGAAAAGCCAGCAGAGCGTTACGCCGGACGCGGGCTATTACGGTCTGTCCGGCGTAACCGTCGCGCCGATCCCGGAGGCATATCACGATGTTTCTGCCGTGACGGCTGGCGCGGGTGATGTGCTGGCGAACAAGATTATCGTGGACGCGACAGGCAGGAGCGTTGCCGGTACGATGCCCAACAACGGCGCAGTGAGCAAGACGCTGGATGCGACGAGCAACAATCAGAGTTACAAAGTGCCGAAAGGACACCACAGTGGCGAAGGTACGGTGAAGATTACGCTGGAAGAAAAGAGCGCCACGCCGACCAAGAGCGCACAGACAGTCACCCCGACCAGCGGCAAGGTACTGAGCAAGGTGACGGTCAACCCGATCCCGGATGATTATCAGGATATCACGGGCACGACTGCAACGGATGACCATGTGCTTGACGGCGATGTGTTCATCAACGCTGACGGCGAGGAAAGAGAGGGCACGATGCCCAACAACGGCGCGATCAGCAAGACCATCGACGGCCTTTCCACAACGAGCGCGACGATTCCGGCTGGATACACCAGCGGCGGCACGGTGAGCCTGACGGGCGACATCGAAGAAGCCTTGGCGGCGATTTAAGGGAGGTGCGGTGAAATGAGCGTACAAACTCAGATTGACCGCATTGTCGGCAATATAACAGCTGCTTTTACCGCTATCGGCAACAAGGGCGGCAACGTGCCGACATCCAAGGTCAGCGGCAATCTGGAAAGCGCCATCAATACCATCCCGACCGGCACGACTGTGCAGAGAAAAAGCGGATCGTTTACGACCAACTCCAACGGCGCGGCTACAGTAAATTGCGGATTCCAGCCGGATTTAGTGGTCATAACCGGACTATCATTTACTGCTAATGATACAACTTTCGAGACGCAGCTTGCGTTTGTCTTGTCAGAAAGAACTACAAGCAACACACCTTTGGCGGTTACTTCTCATGACGTTTACGCATGTCTTGAAGCTAGAGTCTCAAGAACCAGCAACGGCTTTAGCATTTCACATATGACCGGATATAAAGAGAGCTGGGAACAAACGACCATGGCGAATCAGACATTCAACTATGTCGCTATTAAATACACCTAAAAAAGGAGAAGTGCGAATGTCAAGAAAGGAAACTGCATCAAGGCTTCATAGTGTTATATCTTCAGGGTGTTCCTTGGTAGATGACAAAACAGCTTCGATTGCCCCGGAATTATACGACAGGATGCGGTATGACGGTGATCTGATCAAAGCAGGTACACGCATCAACTGGCACGGCACACTCAAGCGTGCGGCGGTTGATCTGTGGGATACACAGGAGAACAACCCAGTCAACGCACCCACGCTGTGGGAGGATATCGCATACAGGAAAGGCATCCGCATCATCCCGGATGTGATCACGGCCGGAACGGCGTTTGCCAAGGGAGAACAGGGCTGGTGGAAAGACGTGCTGTATGAGAGTGTGATGGATAATAACGTGTGGACGCCGGACGCATGGCCGGATGGATGGAAGGTGGTTGAATGATTCATTGGGCATGGCTGATTCCGGTTTTTATCATCGGCGCGGCGGCTGGCGTGGTGCTGACGTGCGCGAAGGTGGTTAAGAGAAAGGAAGAGTGGCAGTGCGAAAACTGACGATTTACAGGCTGTTTTTCACAGAATCGGATTGCTACAAAGCGGATGTGCGGCAGAAGTCCATCGGCGTGCAGGTGCATTCGACGGGAGCGAACAATCCGTATCTGCGCAGGTATGTGCAGCCAGACGATGGGCGGCTGGGCGCGAACAAAAACGGCAACAGCCACAACCGTCCTGGCGTTGACGTATGCGCAAGCGCCTATATCGGCAAGCTGGAAGACGGCACGGTTGCGGTGTATCAAACGCTTCCGTGGGACATGCGCTGCTGGATCAGCGGAAAAGGCGAGAATGGCAATGCGAACAAGCTTGGATATATCGGTTTTGAGATCTGTGAGGATGACCGCACAGATCTATTTTATTTCCAGCAGGCCGTCATGGGGGCAGCAGTAAACCTCACGGCGCACCTTTGCCAGATCATGGGCGTGCGCCCGGATGATGTGCTGGAAAGATACGCGGAGGGCGCGGCGCTGGCGGTAATGGATCACAGCGAGCTGGCAGCGCGCGGTCTGGCAAGCGGCCATGCGGATATCACACACTGGCTGCGCATGTTCGGAAAGCGAATGAACGATTTCAGACGGGAGGTGCAGGCCGCTATGGATGAGGGCGTGGAAGTAACCTATATCGACGTGGAAGGAAAGGAGGAATGGATCGAAATGGACAAGGAAATGGAGGTATACGCCAGCAACGGCGGATATACCAACCTGCGCGAGCTGCCGGATACGGAAAGCGTGTCCCTTGAAAAGCTGCGCAACGGCGACATTGTGCGCGTGACCGCGATGACGGGTGTGTGGAGCAAGGTTGAGCACGGCGACGTGATTGGATACATCATGGCGCAATTCCTGCGCGAAGTGCCGCAGGAGGGCGAACTGACGATCCGCACGGTGATCACCGATGAAGCCGGGCGCACGTTTGAGCCGGTTGGCGCGTACACGGCGAAAACTGTGCTTGTCGTGGACGGCGAAGAAATCGACTGAGGAAGGGCGGAAGATTCCGTTGGGTTTTATCAAAAAAGCCCTTTCCAGGGCGATCAAATGGGTTTGGGCGCAGATTAAGGAGGAATTCATGGAGCCGATCACCCAGCTGCGAAGCGAGGTGTCCGGACAGCGCGAGGAAATCAAGCGGATGCGTGAAGACATGCAAAAAGCGCATCAGTACGATCCGGCGGCGCGGGAGTGTGATCTGGCGTCGCTGGATGATCAGATCTGTCAGCAGATCGAGCGCTGCCGCCAGAGAGGATTCACGACGGCGGAAGAGCGCAGGCGCGTGGGCCGGATGCACCGGGCATACCACGCAAGAGGCGGAAACGACGGCGAGACGGAGGAGTATGCGATCTTCTGCAAGCTGCCGACGAAGGAAGAATTTGAACACGCGAAAGGAGCATAAAAATGAACATGAACACCATCGACCTGACCCCTCTGTTTGAGATCCTGATTTCCCTGCTGGCCGTCGTGATCACCACCTATCTGATCCCGTGGATCAAGGCACACACGACGCACAAGCAGCAGGAGTACATCCGCGCGGCGGCGCATGTGGCCGTGTACGCGGCGGAAAAATTCTACGGCGCCGGACATGGCGACGAGAAGCTGGAATACGCAAGCAAAGTGCTCAAGGAAGACTACGGCATTACGCTGAATCTGAATAAACTGGAAGCGGTCATCGATGCGGCCATCAAGGAGATGGAGCAGGCCGAGAGCGGCGGCGTGACGATTGTGGAGAATATCGAAACCGCTGTGGAGGCCGAAGCCGAGGAAGAGGACGAGGAGCCGCAGAGGGAGGAGGCGTGACGATATGGGCGGGAAGTACAAATTTGACGACATCCCGCCTGATGAGCGGAAGCGCCTGGCCGAGGAATGCGGCCTGACCGAGGACGAAATTGAAGTGTTTGAAATGCGGGCAAAGACGGACCGTGTGATCCCGACGAGCATGCGGCTGGGAATGAGCGACAGCACCATCAAGCGGCGAAGCAGGAGCATCGCACGCAAGCTCGCACGGGCGGGTCATCACACTCGCACGGATGCAAATATTTCAAAAGAATGTACTGGTTGAAAGAATGGAAATGTGATATAATTAATTGTGTAGCTTGTATTTGACAGGATGGTGCCACACATCCAAGAAGACGGGGCGAAAGCCCCGGCTTTTTCCTTTTGCACATATTTTCACACAATTGGACATGACCCCGGATTGGCCTGCAAGCGGCCCTCCGGGGTCTTCTTTTTTTGCGAAAATGAAGCCACAAGGAGGCGATGACATTGGCAGGATACGGATTCAACCCGTTCGGCGGCGGATATGGACAGCCGCAATACACACAGCAGGCATACCTTCAGCAGATGCAGGGAATGGGCCAGGCGATGCCACAACAGGCGCAGCCGCAGGTGATCACGCGCATGGTGACCAGCAGGGACGAGGCGACGACGGCGCAGATCCAGTTTGACGCTAACGTCATCAATGTGTTCCTTAACCTGGGCGCTGGCGAGGTATACATCAAGAGGTTTAACCCGAACACCGGCGGCGCGATATTCGATGACTACCTGCATCCGAGCAAGCTGCAGCAGATAGCCCAGCAGCAGGCCAAGCCTGCGCCGGAGTACGCGACGGTGGAGATGGTGCAGGCGCTGGAAGCCAAGGTGGGCGAGCTGGCGGAGACCATGAGCGCCAAGCGAAAGAGAGGGGCAACGCCGGATGAATAACATGATCCCGTTCCCCGCTCCGCCGAGGATGGAACGGCAGACGCAGCAGGGCCAGCAGAGACAGGCAAATCCCATGCAGATGATCATGAATCAGTTCATGGGCGGAATGTCCCCGATGGCGATACTCGACAGGATCGGCGGGCCGCAGGCACAGCAGGCCAAACAGATCATCGGCGGCAAGAACGAAAACCAGCTGCGCGATATCGCCATGAACATGGCCAGACAGCGAGGCGTGGATCTGGGCAGCCTTGCGCAGCAGCTGGGCGTGCGGATCCCTGAGTAAGGCATAAAGCGGGCTGCAGACCGCTTTTGCAGATACATTTTCCAAACGACAAGAAAAGGAGGAAATATGGGCGACGATTTTGCGATGGGCTATGCCATGGGCCAGGACAACGGCAACAACAATGGCAATGATTGGTTCGGCGGCGGTGGAATCTGGGGTCTGCTGATCCTTGCGCTGCTATTCGGCTGGGGCGGCTTCGGCGGCGGCTTTGGCGGCGGTATCGGCGGCGGTGGCGGCAATGGCGCCTTCACCCGTGCGGCGATCGCCGAGGGTTTTCAGGTAAACGGCATCGACAACGGCATCCGTGCGATCCAGAACGGCCTGAGCGACGGCTTCTACGCCGTGCAGGCGCAGTTTGCCAAT